CCCCGGTATAGGAAATAGTGTTCTTGCCGGGGTAGAAACACGGGAAACCGCTGCCGCTGACTTTATCGTTTTTTGACTTCGTTCCTTTGTAGAAGTTCATCAGCTCGGAGTCGCATTCGGTGTAAGAGTCAAGAGCAGAGAAGTTCCATGTTGCGTTATTGGAAGAGGACTGAACCGTTAGTGTTGCCTTGCCTGCTCCGTATATTTTCAAGTAAGGTTTCGCGATGAAAGGATACGGGTTTGTAAGCGTAAAACCGGAAGCTGTAAAAGTGCTTGTTGTCTGCCCGGCATACGAAAAACGCATTGGGTGACAACTAAAGTTTACTGTAAACGTACCAATCTTGTTTAATTGGTCTGCAATATCCAGCTTGTTGTTGAAGACTGCCCGGCGAAAATGAAGTGTGTCATAGCTGTCGGATAGGGTATGGTAGCGGTCGGGCTCAGTATAGAGCCAGCCTTTCACCAGGGTTACCTTTTCGGACAGTTCCTGAATGCTTTTAGCCGGAATAAAACAGTTATAAGAAACCGTTACATTCGGAAAGCGGTTGTTGGAATTTATGAGTTCTCCATCGCGCCCCGGGATAACTTGAAAGGCAAGGTCATATTTCGGTGCAGAGAAGATGTTCTTGCTGATTATCCGAACACCGAGGTCGGAGGAGCGAATGCCGTTATATTCAAAATAATTCACGCAAACACCACTCCTTTCCTCTGTGCAAATGCGCCTGCGGTTGCCATGATTTCGTTTGTGAGCTCGGTGATATCCTCGCTCGAGTAGTTGTTGAAGTTAGTAATATTGAGCTGGAGAACGAATCCACTCTGCGGTGTAAGACCGTCAGCCACTGCACTCGAAGCGTTAACCGAGATGTCGCTCGGAAGGCTTGTAGAGAGATCAGCAGAGAGGTCATCAAATACAGAGTTGAGGTCATTCGCCATGTGCGTAGCGGAGTCTATTGCCTCACCAGCGGTTTCATCAATACCACCAGCAAGACCGGTCATAAGCATGTCTCCGACCCAGGCCATCTTCTTTGAAGGAGATGCAATGCCGAAGAAGGAGCAGATACCGTCCCACAGGTCTCCCGCCCAGTTTGATACCTTATCCCAAATCCAGTCTGCGAGTCCTTGGATACCTTCCCACAGACCCTTTACCAGGTTAGCGCCGACATCAACGAAGGAGCCAAGTCCATTCATTAAAGCGCTAACGAGTGAAGAGATGATTTGCGGCATTGCTTTTACAAGCTCAAGAATAATCTGCGGGAGGTTTGTAATGAGGCTCATAAAGAGCTTCACACCCGCTTCGATGAGTTTGTCAATGCTGCCAAGGAGGCCATTGATAATGCCGTTTATAAGGTTCGGGAGGCACTCGACGATGCTGATGATTATGCGAGGCAGCTCGGTCACAAGGGAGGTAAGCAAAGTCACGCCGCACTCGATTATCATGGGTATCATGCCGAGTAGCGCATCAATAATGCTGACGATGATATCCGGGAGCGCCTGAACTATCGTGAAGATAATCTCGGGAAGTGCTCCGATAAGAGAAGTAATAAGCGTAATGCCCGCATCCACAATAAGCGGGACCGCACCAATTACAGCACCGATGATTCCTTCGATAATAATAGGGATTGCGTTTACAATCGTGAGGACGATATCCGGAAGTGCTGCCACCAGGGAGGTGATGAGGTGTATGCCGGCCTCGATTAACAGCGGAATTGCATTCATAATTGCCTGCAGAATTCCGTTGATAATAACCGGGATAGCATTTACAATAGTCTCAATAATCGTGGGCAGTGCACCGATAAGGGAAGTTATAAGCTGTATGCCCGCATCGATTATCATGGGAATTGCGCCAATCACCGCAGTGAGTATATTGTCGATGATTATAGGAATAGCAGCAACAACTGTTTCAATGATTTCGGGAAGTGCGCTTACCAAAGAAGTAATGAGCTGTATTCCGGCATTGATAATTAGCGGTATGGCGTTAATTATGGCAGTGAGTAGGCCCTTTATGATTTGTGGAATAGCCGCTACAATAGTCTTGATTATCGTAGGCAGCGCACCTACCAACGAGGTGATGAGCTTAATGCCCGCCTCGATGATTTGAGGTATAGCGCCCATGATGAAATCAAGAAGGGATTGTATGAGTTGAGGCAAAGCCTCAAGGAGAATCGGAATAGCCTCGAGTATGCCTTGTGCCAGGGCCATAATAAGCTGGAGAGCTGCATCAATGAAGAGGGGGAGGTTATCAATGATGATTTTCACAAGCTCGGTCATTACTTTGACAATCGAGGGTATGAGTTTCGGGATAGCCTTCGTAATGCCGGTAACGAGCGTCAGGATAACCTGAAGTCCCGTCTGAAGAAGCATCGGAAGGTTGTTTAATATTCCGTCCACAAGACTGAGGACGAGTTGCAGCGCACCATCCGCGATTTGTGGTAAGGCGGCAATCAGTGCGCTTAAGATTGTGAAGACAAGCTGGGAAGCGGAGTCGATGATGATAGGGAGGTTATCCACAATTGCCTGGCCGAGCGAAGTTACCATTGTAACTATCAGGTCAAGCAGCGCGGGAAGGTGCTCCATAAATACATCTATAACCTTGGGGATGATGTCACCGATAACGTCTGCCATCTTACCAAGGTCTCCGTCAGCCGCGTTGATGCCGTTTGTGAACTCACCAAGCAAGCTAACGCCATCGGTGGCAAGTTCGGTCAAGACCGGCAACAAAATCGTTCCTAGCGCGTTTTTCGCGGCCGTAGCGCCAACAGAAAGGTATTGAAGCTGATCGTCAAGCGCTCCGTAGGCATTGAGGGCATCATCACCGAGCACATAGCCGGCTTCCTGAGCCTCTTTGCCAAGTTCTGCCATCCTCTCTGCGCCCGCTTCGATTAGAGGGTTAAGCTCCTGTGCGGACTTGCCGAGAATAGTCATTGCAATTGCATCGCGCTCGGTTTCGTTTTCCATCTTTCCGAGTGCATCTATGATTTCCCAATACACAGTGTCACTGTCGCGCATGTTACCTTCAGCATCATAAACTGCAACACCGAGCTTGTGATAGGCTTCGGTCATTTCGTTCATGGAAGGTGCCACCGGTTGAGATGCGCTGGTTACATCTGCCTGTGCGGAAGCGAGATTTATCTGTGCCTGCTCAAGGGCTATTGCTGCCTTCTGAACAGAAGCAGAAGCCTCACCACTTTCGGCAAGGGCATCGTTGTATGCGCTTTGTGCATTTGAGAGTTTGCTTTGCGCCTTTTCAAGCGCGACTGCTGCCTTTTGAGCTTGCTCGGAATCTGCGCCATTTTTAGCAACTGCAGCATTGTAGGAAATCTGTGCCGATTCGACACCGAACATCGCATCTTCGACTGCAGTGTAAGCTTTGGATACAGCAGCACCGCTAGCCTTGACTGCTTCATCATAGGCAATTTGTGCCTTCTGAAGGTTAAGCTGTGCGGTTTCCGCTTTGGCCTCTGCCTTAGCGAGCTTTTCCATGTCCACTGCTGCTTCACCAGCAACATCGGTAACGGTAGCCATCGACTTGATGTTCTTGGCCATTGATTTCGTGAGCGTTTCCGTAGATACGTCCACGAGTTCTGCGGCATACATGTATTCCTGAAGTTTGTCTGTTGCAATGCCTGTCTGCGTAGCAGTGGTCAGGACATCGTCAGCATAAGCAGCGCCCTCGGTGGCCATATCCACGAGAGCTTTGCCGGCAGCAACAGCGGCAGCAGAAACAGCAGCGAAAGCAGCAGCTATGGTAGCTGCGGTTGCTTTACATACGGTGCCAAGACCCTCGAAGGAAGGCCCGGCTTTGTCGGCATCATCGGCAGCCTCATCGACTTCTTTTCCGAATTTGTCGGCTTCATCACCGGCTTCGTCAAGGCCACGTTCCGCATTTTCAAGGGCAGTGTTATTGCTCTTGAGCTCGCGTTCCATGCCATTGAGGGCCGCCTCTGCGTTATTAAGCTGTATCTGCCAAGCCTGAGTTCGCTTGTCGTTCTCACCAAAGGAGTCGGAGGCATTTTTGAGCGCAGCTCTGAGCACTTCGATTCGCTCTTTTTGCGACTCTATTTGCTTTCCGAGCACTTCGTTGCGGGCGGTGAGTGCTTCGACAGACTTGTCGTTTTTGTCGAACTCCGACTCAACGAGCTTCATTTCAGAACCGAGAACTTTGAAGGACTGGTTGATTTGCGCCAGTGCGTTCTTAAATTCCTTCTCGCCTTCAAGGCCAATTTTTAGACCGAATTTATCTGCCATTTATACCACCACCTTTCGTTAGATTCCGTCCGGGATGATATCGTCGATATAGAGCTCGCGATGAGGCTTGGAAATGCCGGAGAACTGTTTGTGGCATTCCCATAAATCGAGAAGCAAACCAAAAGGCATAAGCCACACCTCATCAAAAGAAAGATGGAGGTGGGCTATGCCATAGTAGAGGAGTCGAGTAAATAACTCTTCGTCACTTACTCGACCACCGCGTTTTTTGAGTCTGCCTCGCTGAGTACGTTGCGCTTGGTGCCAGCGTAGAGAGCCTCGGTGAGAGCAGTCTTATACGAAGCGAGATCTGCCGGGATTGTGAGCAGTTCGACCATTTCCTCGGTGAGGAGTTCCTTGGGGTCCTCCTTGTGCTTGAGGTTGTGGATGAGAATGGCCTGGTTTGCGAGAAGGGTAATAAGCCAAACAATCTCACCCAGCGCCATTTCAAAGTTCTCGGACTTCATGAGCTTATCCCCGAGGTGCTCGAGACCGCCATAGCGGGCCGCGATTTCCTTAGTAGCTCTTGTAGTGAGAACGAGAGTGTATTCGTCATCGGCAATGGTGATAGTAGCGGTTCTGTCAGTAGTCATCAGTTGCTACCTCCTGTGCCGGACTTGGTGGCATAGGTAGGCTCGTAGACCTCCTTATACCAGTTGGTGATTGTGGTTGCGGTTACAGAAGTATCATCTTCGGTGACCTCAGCCTTCCAGGGGTGCTTGCCCGCAGCATCAGGCTTATTTCTTCTGAAGATGGTGCCTTCGATTGTGGGAGTAGAGAAGGTAATGCTATCACCCTTGGTAGCAAGGTTCGTAGCGGGGATACTGAACTTAACACGGTAAAGCCAGTAATACTTGTACTTACCGTTTGCCTTTCTAGCGCGGAATCCGATAGCAACGGGAGTGCCGCCATCTTCTGCGGTAGATACTACAACACCGTTTTTGTCGATGGTGCAGCCGGTAAGGTCGGATGCGATTGCAGCGCCAATGTCATCGATAGCGAGGGAGAGAGTACCACTCTTAAATTCCTTCACCATCTCAGCAGCGCCATCATCAGCATAAAGGGTAGCTTCGGCCATTTCTACAGAGAGGTCTGCGGTCATAGCCTTAGCGAGGATTGCGGGGGTGCCATAGGTTTCAAGGCCTGTTGCATCCTCTGTGATTTTGGCGTAATAAAGCTTATCAAGACCTATTGTTGCCATAGAAGTTATTCCTCCATTTCA